GTCTTCGTGAAGATCTGCTGTAATTCGTGTGTCTTCTGCACCAGATATTAGTTTTAAAACTTTTATTTCAAACAACCGCTGCATCTCTGCTTTCGGCGTAGCTTTGTCACGGCTCAATATTTCCCATGCACTAGTGTTGCCAGAGCTAAGAGCTAACAGTTTCCAAGGCTTGCCGCGCACACGCTCTTCATTGCCATTTGCTGACAGCCTGTTCTTCTGACGACCACCCGAAACTTGATACACATACTCAGACATCTCTGAGCTTGTCACATTGGTCATCTCATCAGATATTAGAGGTAGGCTATGCATGACTTCACCACGGTTCATACGTGAGTTGTGCGTATCTGATTTCTGTAAGGATAGTAGCTCTGGGTTACCCCACAAAGACATAGCTGCATACTGCGCTGTTGTCTTACCTACACCCGTACCCCCGAATAGATGAACTGCCATACTGTTTAGCCCTGTTAACGCCATCAGAGGAGACCCAAAACCTACACCAACCACGTATTGATGCATCTCGAAGCCCTCCCTATCGTAGAAGTTTAGAAGTTCTATGTTCTTTTCCTCTGATCCTTTTGGCTCAAAAGAGTCCATAAACCCTGCTGTTTTAGAAGAAGGTGGATTATAAGTTATTTTATCTCCCTCAACTAATCTCTCTCCCAGTACAAAAGATTCCATGTCATCATCAACCCAACCAAACTGTCTATGTGCTTCAGATGCTGTTGATGTATGTTGTAGTTCATCTACCCATTTTGTTGTATATGCCATAAGTTTATCCAAATTTTTGCCCCATGCAGTGACGCCTTCTCTTGCCATGCTCTTACGAAACTCCTCTCTAGAAGTTATATGTGTAAGAGGCACAGTAAATTGACGCACACCGTCACGAGGTAAGTGTAAGCGAAAGGCTAGTGTTTCGCCAAGTTCTTCGTCGTGTAAGCGACGAGTAATGTAAATGTCGTGGTGATATATCTGTTCTTCTTCTATCTCTCCGTCAGCATTGCTACTACGCAGAAAAACCCCGCCCATCGCTCCTCTAAAATAAGGCTTAGGAAACGCAGGTATATCACATTCTTTATTATCAGCTTCTTTAAACCGAAACGCTAGTTTATTTTCAAAGCCCTTTGCTCTTGCTCTGTTCACCAAAGATCCAAAGCTAGTACGGTTAGGATTAAAAGATTCCCAAGCTTTTATAACGTCTTCATGGCCTTTATAATTAGCGGGACTCTTCTCGCAAAAAACTCCCTCTGAGAACTTTAAAAATAACGATAAAAAGTTTTCGTCAGTGGCTTTTAAACTATGCCCAACTGACACCCACTCTTCTCGATCTTCTGGATCTAGAAAAGCTAGCATTTCTATTATTTGTTTTTCATCAGGTATTGTGTTTTGGAAAAGGGCATCAACCTCGTTTGCGACTGGCTTTGTAACTATATCCAGTTTCTGCACGAATGTAGATAGGCATACAGGTTCTAGCGAGCCTACCCCCAGTAAAGATACAGGAAGAGGTGAGTCACTCTTATAGTTGTTCGTTTTGGGTATACGTAATATGCGAGCCACATCAGCGGTTACTGCAGGATCAGCCAATAATCCTTTTGTATCGCAAGTTTTCTTCAACCGCTCTGCCGCGTCTGTCCACTCCTCTGCCGAAACTGCTTCGGTAAGGGGCCAGTAAACATGTACACCGCGCCCGCTGTTGACCATTGTAGGTTTAGGCAGGGAGAGATCTTTACAGAAGTTACGTAATGCGGCCACGGCGAGCTGCTGCGTGGCGTATTCCTTCGAAGGCCCACAATCCAGATCGAGGAACAAAGCTTTTAATTCTTGAGCGTTGTTACCTTTACGACTAGTAGGTTCTTTAAATGTACTGAGTGCGAAGTATACGTCTAATCCATCGTTGTTATATTTATTTGCCGCTCTCTCTACCTCTTCAATGGTATCGTAGAACTTTTGTATCCGTATATTATCTTTCGCTCTCGCAGCGAATACACAGTAGTTTCCGTTACTACTCAGTACCCCCTGTAAAAATTCTGCTGTTTCCATAATGCTGCTCCAAAATGTGTCGTGGTGAGGCGGAGAAGTATGGAAGCCCCACCACGACAATGACTATTGTTAATGCTTCCCAATGGGTTAATCGTCCCAATCATCAACAATAGACGCAAGGTCTTCATCAGGTGGCGGAGCAGCGCCCTCTGCTTTCTTGGAGACCTTTTTCGGTGCAGGTACTTCATCCTCTTCAACAGGAGCAGTATCTGCTGCACTTAAAAATACTGTGGACGGATCATCCTCGTCATCTATAACCCAACCGTCGTCAACCGCAGCAAAAGGAGAATGTTGTTTCTTCTCCACAAGCTTTATAACTTGCACAGCTTTTATGCGTAACGACACACCACAAGTACTCATGTTATAGGGGACTAAGTTCACCCCCAAGTTTACAAGGCTACCGGTCGTAAGTCTAAACTCAGGTGGCAACTTCTTGTTATTTGAGTCCACAATTAACGGCGGATCAGTAACCTTACCCTTGAACTGCCCTCTTAGTTGCACTGAACCTATAAAGTTGCCTTCATTATCTTTGTTAAAGACATCTACAGGTTTTGGCATAGCAGGCCAATTCTTAGCCGCTTCAGCTTTGTAAGCAGCCGCCATGTGTTTGTATAGCTCTTTAGCCTGACTTTCTGTCATTTTAAAGTCCATCTCGTACTTGGCGTTCTCTTCAGTAGGTCCACAAGGCACTGTCTTACCATTAGGTGGAATAGAATTATCATACCTGTAAGTTTGATCTAACTTTGGATACAGGGCTTCAACTCTCTCAATTAAATGTATATTGGCTTCCGCCATTGTCGTTCTCCTCATATTTGAACCCGTCCACTACTTTGAACGGTGATTTATCTATAGAAGTCTTTTCTAAGACAACCATAGTCTGTAATGCAGCCATGCTTGCAGCAGGGCTACCCTTTTGTTTTAAAGCCTCTATCCGCTCTTCATCGTCAAGCGCACGTAAAGCTTTAAAAAACAACTTTGGCATGGTGCTACTAGTATCAAAACTAATTTGTGTCACCACGGAAATAGAATTTGTCTTATGCCCATGAAGGTACTTTGCATAAGCTTGCATAGGCATGTTACCATCTTTCGCTTTTCCAAATATAGATGTTGCAGGTATGCGAAGTTGATAGATAGTGTCCATCTGCTCCTCAAGCACGATAGCTAGACGTTGTGAGTACCTACAAGCTCGACCACCCCCCTTGCTCGAACCCTTTATGTTTTGCTCACAGCTCATACACCTGTGAGCTTGACGTTGTTCTGACGGTACATCAGAAGAAGGTACTATAGTGTCTAGCGACCAACATGTAGGAGCAGATGGATTTGTTGGATCATACTCTGCTTCATAGTAGGTACGAGCCAACTTAGCAGCGTTTACAATAACCACGTTCAACGGATCTGCGGTAATACCCACCCGCTCACCGTCAACGGTCTTTTTGAAATGACCATCTCCAAGAGTGATATTGTTAAACGCTGTAACTGACATTACTCGGCTTGCCCTGATTTAGTCACTTCTGACAATGCCGATTCCACATCATTCAAACGAAAGCGATACACCTCACCCACTTTTATATAAGTGTCATCAGGTATGTAATCGTTGTTTACCCACTTTCGGACAGTAGATACGGACACTTGGAAGTAATCCGCTACTTTATTAATATTTACATATGGAGTATCTTCTACTTGCATCATTTGTTTTTCCTCACAGAAACAACGTATTCACTGTCCACATTCAGACCTGCAGGTTGAAGATCAGGGTTTTCTTCTAAGAACTGCCTTACGTTGGTTTGGTTAAGGCGCTTTTCAAAAAACTCTAGAAGGTTGTGCTTCTTTACAAAAGCATACATGGCTTCCCAGTCATTAGTCCAAACGCGCTGTCTGACAGTGCGATAAAATATACCGCTTGCGGTTTTCACACTATCCACCCCTTGCTCTTTGCAATAGTCCAACATAGCAGCTTTTATCTTGTCTTGCTGTTTAGATAATTTTTCATCTGCTTCTTTGAACTCCGCAGACAACTCAGATCTTTTACTTCTTATTTTTATAAAAGTCTTTAATAATTTATCGACACTAACGGTCATTTGTGTTCTCCATTTATAGATACTTTACTGACATATAGTAACTTATACTACTTAGTCAAGTATTTCTTTGTACAAATTTATCATTTCTGTGTGTACGTTGATACGATCATCTAAAAGGCGGTAAATACGCTTTTCAGCATTTGACCCCGCTATTTGTATAACTGTACACTTGTGGTTTTGTCCTGACCTATGCACACGTGCGTTTGCCTGTGCATATGTTTCTAGTGATGAAGTCGGTCCCCACCATACAACAGTGTTGGCGGCAGTGAGCGTGACACCATGAGCAGCAGCCTGCGGTTGTATTATTAAAACACGAGGGTCAGGGTCTGACTGAAAGCGCTGGAATATGTCCGTACGTTTAGGCGCAGAAACATCTCCTCGTATGATCTCAGACGTGACTCCGTCCCGGAGGAGCCTTTCCGATAGCATATCAATCGTGTGTCTAAACGGTACAAATACCAGAACTTTTTGACTGCTTTCATCTATAACTTCTTTCAAGACTTGATACCTATTCTTAATATCAAACTGTATCGTATCGCCTTCATCAGTATATATAGCCCCTGCACTTATTTGTAGCAGCTTGTTCAAACTTATAGCAGCGTTGGCGGCTGTAACGTCTTCCCCAACTATTTGCATAACCATTTTCTTACGAAGCGTTTCGTAATACTTTTTTTGTTGCGTTGTCATATCTACAAAGCGTTTGGTGTAAACCATAT